TGACGGCCTTTGTCGTTGACCATTGCGACCGCTGGCGCGACTACCGCAACACCAACTTTCTGGACGATTACCTCGAATACGAGCGTATTTTCCGTGGTGAATGGGCGGCAGAAGACAAAACACGCGACTCTGAGCGATCAAGAATCGTAACGCCTGCCACCCAGCAGGCTGTCGAGACCCGGCACGCTGAAATTATCGAGGCCGTGTTCGGGCAAGGCGACTTTTTCGACATCGAAGACGACCTGAAAGACGTCAACGGCAACCCGTTGGACGTGGAGATGCTCAAAGCGCAGCTCACGGAGGACTTCAAGCTCGACAAGATCCGCAAAGCGATTGACCAGATCGAATTGATGGCCGAAATCTACGGCACGGGCATTGGCGAGATCGTTGTGAAGACGGAAAAGGTGTTCGAGCCTGCAACTCAGCCGATTCCTGGCCAGATGGGCCAAGCGGCCATCGGTGTGGTCGAGAAAAGCCGGATTGCGGTCAAGATCATGCCCGTTAACCCGAAAAACTTCCTGTTTGACCCCAACGGCACGTCTGTGGACGACTGCATGGGCGTTGCAATTGAGAAATATGTGGGCATCCACAAGATCGTTGAGGGCATCGAGAAGGGTATCTACCGCAAGGTGAACATCACCCCAACATATGAGGACACCGATCTGGAGCCGACGCAGGAGTTGAGCCAGTACCGCGACGAAAAGGTGCGCCTGCTGACGTACTACGGCCTGGTGCCGCGTGAATACCTGACGGAAAAAGACGTTGAGGTCGAGGAACTGTTCCCCGAAGACAGCGCAGCCGAGGATTATTCGGACATGGTGGAGGCGATTGTCGTGATCGCCAACGACGGTTTGCTGCTCAAAGCAGAAGAAAACCCGTACATGATGAAGGACCGTCCGGTCATCAGCTACCAAGACGACACGGTGCCCAACCGCCTGCTGGGTAGAGGCACGGTGGAGAAGTCCTACAACATGCAAAAGGCGATAGACGCCCAGGTCAGATCACACCTAGACAGCTTGGCGCTGACGACCAGCCCGATGATGGGTATGGACGCGACCCGCCTGCCACGAGGCGCTCGGTTTGAGGTCAAGCCGGGCAAAGCGTTCATGGTCAACGGCAACCCGGCTGAGATTTTGTACCCGTTCAAGTTCGGCGAGACGAGCCTGAACAACCTGAACACGGCCAAAGAGTTCGAGCGCATGTTGTTGCAGGCCACGGGCACGTTGGACAGCCAGGGCATGGTGAGCCAAGGCAACCGCGACGGCGCGGGGATGAGCATGGCGGTCGCCACGATCATCAAGAAGTACAAGCGCACGCTGGTGAACTTCCAAGAGGACTTCCTGATCCCGTTCATCCAAAAAGCGGCGTTCAGGTACATGCAGTTTGACCCCGAGCGTTACCCGAGCGTGGACATGAAGTTCATCCCCACGGCAACGCTGGGCATCATCGCCCGTGAGTACGAGCAGCAGCAGTTCATTGGTCTGTTGCAGACACTGGGTCCAAACACCCCGGTGCTGCCGCTGATCTTGAAGGGCATCTTGAACAACTCCAGTCTGACGAACCGCTATGAGCTGATGGCAGCACTCGACCAGATGAGCCAGCCAGACCCACAGGCACAAGCAATGCAAGAAGCCCAGCAGCAGTTGGCGATGCAAGCAGCGCAGGCACAGATCGCGGTCAACACGACGCAGGCCGAGCAGAACCGGGCCGAGGCGCAAAAGCTGATGACCGAGGCGCAGCTCATGCCGCAGGAAGTCCAGGCCAAGGTGATCTCGGCAACAACGAAAAACCTGCCAGCGGGCAACGAGTCGGTTGAGTTCGACAAACGGGTCAAGATCGCTGAACTGATGCTCAAAGAGGAAGACATCAAGAACAAAGGCAAGATCGTCGAGATGCAGATGGCTGACAAAGCCAATCAAAGCAAAAAAGACGAGGATTTCCTTAAAAGCATCATAGGCGACTGATGGACGCCAAGAAAATCCTGCTGTCTGGCGCGTCTACCGAAGCAAAACTGGCGGCTATCGCTATTTTGCTCGGTAAAGAGCTGCCCGAAATCCGCGCAAAAGTCTATGAAGTCAAGAAGCTGCAAGGCCCACAGGGCGAACGCGGCAAAGATGGCAAAGACGGCGTTGTGGGTAAAGACGGGGCCGACGGTCGTGACGGCAAAGATGGCCGCGACGGCAAGGACGGCGTTGACGGCGACGATGGAGACAACGGGGTCTCTATTGTTGGTGCGAAGATCGACTTCGACGGCTCCTTGATCCTGACGTTTTCTGATGGCACTGTCACCAACGTCGGCGAGGTGGTCGGTGAGCGCGGTGCTCCAGGTTTAACCGGAATTCAAGGTGCGACTGGTCCAACTGGACCGAAAGGCAACACCGGCCTAACAGGCCCAACAGGTCCCACGGGCGCTCAAGGTGCGACGGGGGCGACAGGTGCTACAGGTAGCCAAGGGCCACAAGGTGCTGTCGGCCCAACTGGGCCGCAAGGCGTTCAGGGTATACAAGGTATACAGGGCGAGCAAGGTATTCAAGGCCCTACGGGTCCTACCGGGGCCACGGGCCTGACAGGTGCGACTGGCCCAACGGGGGCAACGGGCCTGACTGGACCTACGGGGGCTACAGGTACGACTGGCCCAACAGGCCCGACAGGCCCGACAGGCGCACAAGGGCAAGGCATTCAAATTAAAGGTGCAGTTGCTACTTTTGGTGATTTGCCATCATCCGGCAATACACCTGGCGACGCCTATATTGTTGAGTCCAACGGCAATCTCTACGTTTGGGACGGTTCGGCTTGGACCGATGCAGGTCAGTTGGTAGGACCGACGGGGCCAACAGGGTCTACGGGTCTGACGGGGGCTACTGGCCCAACGGGTCCGACAGGAGCTACTGGATCAACAGGTGCCACGGGCGCCATAGGCGCAACCGGGCCAACAGGTTTGACGGGCCCGACCGGACCACAAGGTAATATTGGGCCTACAGGCCCGCAAGGTATCCAAGGTATCCAAGGTATCCAGGGCATCCAAGGGCCGACCGGCCCAACAGGGGTTCAAGGGCCAACTGGACCGACAGGAGCCACAGGACCAACAGGCGCGGCTGGCGCAGGTTTGCTTAACCTTGATGGTGGTTTTCCGAACAGCGTGTACGGCGGCGTTAACCCAATAGATGCAGGTGGTGTGTAATGACAGTTCAGATTCAAATACGCAGAGGAACCGCCTCCACTTGGTCTTCGGTTAACCCTCTATTGGCAGAGGGTGAGCTTGGTATCGAGCTGGACACCGACAAGTTCAAGATCGGCAACGGCACGGACAACTGGAATACGCTGCCCTACGCTACAGGGGTTCAAGGCCCAACAGGTCCCACTGGCCCCACTGGCCCCACTGGTGCTGCCTCTACAGTTGCAGGCCCGACCGGGCCAACGGGTTTGACCGGACCAACCGGTCCTACTGGCGCAGATTCGACAGTCCCAGGGCCGACTGGTCCAACAGGGGCTGTTGGTCCGACCGGCCCGACCGGAGCGACGGGTCTTACAGGGGCCACTGGCCCCACAGGCGCTATCGGCCCTACCGGCCCTACTGGTGACACAGGCTTGACGGGAGCCACTGGACCAACCGGACCCACTGGCCCTACTGGTTCTACAGGAGCCACAGGCTTAACGGGGGCTACAGGCCCGACAGGACCAACCGGCGCTACAGGTCTTACAGGTGACACCGGCCCGACAGGTCCAACTGGAGCCACAGGCTTAACCGGACCCACAGGCCCGACAGGCTTAACCGGACCTACAGGTCCTACCGGGGATACGGGTTTGACTGGTCCGACAGGACCAACCGGACCCACAGGCCCAAGCATTACCGTTCAAGATGAAGGCTCAACACTGACAACAGCGTTGACCAGCTTGAACTTTACAGGCGCTGGTGTTACAGCGACAAACACGGGCGGCGCTGTTACAGTGGCTGTTACTGGCGGTGGTGGTGGTATCTCCAGCGCAGACATCCAAGAGTTCACCTCTACTGGCACATCAACATGGACTAAGCCAGCAGGTGCAAAGCTGGTTTATGTGTTGGCTTTTGGCGGTGGCGCTGGTGGCGGTTCTGGTCGCCGTAGAGCAACTGCATCGGTGGCTACTGCTGCATCTGGCGGTGGTGGCGGCGGCGGGGGGGGAAGAACAGAATTGTGGATTCCTGCTGCGGCACTTGGCTCTACTGAAACAGTCACTGTGGGTGCTGGTGGTACTGGCGGCGCTGCTAGAACAACAGATGATAGCAGCGGCGCAGCTGGTGCTGGTGGCGACGATTCATTGTTCGGTTCTTGGGCGCTTGCTAGAGGTAGTAACGGCGGTAGTGGTGGAACAACAACTACCGGAACGGGTGGAGCAGGCGGTGGGGGCTTGGGAGAAGTTGTTTCAGGCTCATCAACATACACTGCCACAGGCGGTGCTGGAACTACAACAATTGGAAGCAGTGGTAACCGTGGAGGATATAGACCAGGGGGAGGTTCTGGGGCTGGTGGTTTTGGAGCAGGTTCAACCACTGCAAATAGTGGTGGCAATGGTGGAAAGGGCGGCGCTCTTTTTACATCTTCAACCTCATCCATTGCAGGTGGTGGCGGTGCTGGTGCTGCTGAAACTAACGGCAGCAACGGCCCTAACTCAACAGCCTATTTTGTTGGTGGCGATGGCGGTGGTGGTGGAGGCTCCGGCGTAACTACCGCTGGTGCAGGTGGCAATGGCGGCTATCCCGGTGGTGGTGGCGGTGGCGGCGGTGCAGGCCACGGTGTCAACTCCGGTGCTGGCGGCAACGGTGGCAATGGCTACGTCCGAGTCGTGACTTTCTTCTGAGGTTGATATGCCAAAACAATTCCTACTCAATCCCGATGGCAGTGTTCCTGCCAATGCAAATGTTGAACTGCTAACAGCCGCTGGTATCCCTCTGGTGATGCCTACACCGATGCCCCGAGAAGGCGGCATGGTGGCGGTGGAGCAAGACCCGCAGCAAGACGCTGACGGTGTATGGCGACAGGTGTGGGTGTTGCAGCCTGCACCCGAGCCAGAACCTGAAGAGACAGAATGAAAATAGCTGTCTACGCCATCAGCAAAAATGAAGCGCATTTCGTTAAGAGATTTTGTGCTTCAGCTAAAGATGCTGACCTGATTGTCATTGCTGACACAGGCTCAACTGACGATACGATTCAGTTGGCGATGAACGCTGGCGCTAGAGTCTTTGAAATATGCGTAAAGCCTTGGCGGTTTGACAAAGCCAGAGATGCTGCTCTTGCATTGCTGCCACCTGACATCGACATCTGCATCTCACTAGACTTAGACGAAGTGCTAGAGCCGGGGTGGAGAAAAGAGATTGAGCGTGTGTGGGCAACCGACACAACCCGTCTGCGCTACAAGTTCGATTGGAGCAATGGGGTCGTGTTTTACAGCGATAAGGTCCACCACCGCTACGGCTACCACTGGCATCACCCAATTCACGAGAGTATCAGGGCCGATGGACGAATTCCCGAGGTGTACGCTCACACGGATATGCTTCTGGTAAGTCATCATCCTGATGAAACAAAGTCACGCAGCCAATACCTGCCCTTGCTTGAGTTGGCGGTCAAAGAAGACCCGTACTGCCACAGAAATGCTTTCTACTACGCCAGAGAATTGACGTTCTATTCTCAGTGGAAAGAGGCCATCCCCGCGCTCAAGAAGTACCTGACAATGCCACAGGCAAGTTGGAGCCATGAGCGATGCTACGCCATGAGGCTGCTTGGCAAGTCACACGAAAACTTAGGCGAGATCAAAGAGGCTGAAAAGTGGTATCAGGGCGCTTGCCTTGAAGAACCTAACACCCGTGAGCCGTGGGTGGATTACGCCATGTTCTGCTACAACACCCATGATTGGGAGACTTGTTACTTTGCGGCGACCAGGGCGCTGAAAATTAAGGAAAAGCTGGAGGTCTATACAATGGACCCCGCTGCATGGTCTGACAAACCACACGACCTTTGCAGCATTGCGGCGTGGCATCTAGGCCATAAGGATAAGGCAAGACAAGAACTGGACGAGGCTTTAAAATTCAAGCCCGAAGACCCCAGACTACTCGCCAATAAGGAATGGATGCAATGAGCACGATTAACGCTACTGAAGCGAGGCTGTCAACGCACGAGGAAATTTGCGCCATTCGTTACGAGCAGATCAACGCTAGGCTCAAGCGGATTGAGGGCATCATGCTCAAAACCGCTGGCGTGATGATTTTGTCGATGGGCGGGACAATTTTCTCTGCTGTGTGGATACTCAAATGAAAGACTGGGCCGTTAGCTTCATCGCTGCGGCCCTCCTTTGTGGGCTGGTGGTCTGGTGCGCCAAAGTGTTTGTTGAGGTGCTGCTGTGATTGTTGAGTTGATGGCCGCGAACGCGGCGTTTTCCGTGATCAAGCAAGCCCTAGCCAACGGCAAGGAACTGTCTGCGCTCGGCTCACGGGTGTTCGACTACTTCGACAACAAGGCGATCATCCAAGAAAGAGCCACCAAGAAGGGTGGCGGCAGCGACATGGAAGAATTCATGGCGCTGGAGCAACTGAACGCGCAAGAAGTTGAACTGCGTGAACGGATGGTCTACGCTGGCAGACCCGGTATGTGGGAGGATTGGCAGAAGTTCCAAGCCGCCGCTGCCCGTAGGCGCAGGGAAGCCAAGGAAGAAGCCGCCAGAGAAGCAAAGAGGCGGCAGCGGCAACTTGAAGACATGGTTGAGTACATAGCCATCGGTGTGGGGGTTGTTATCCTGACTGCCCTGCTGGTGGGCGGCATCGTTCTTTACATGAAGCATCTGCGATGAGTGAAAAGCCCGAGTCCATCATTGACAAGGTGTTGACCTATGTAGACAGCCCGTTCAAGCTGTTTGCCATCCTGGTGATGGGCGTGGTGGCGTTTGCCGGGTACTTCCTGTGGCAGAACCAGACCTTCATGTTTGATGCGTACAAGGAATCAAAGAAGCTACCAGAGATCAACCATGCCCGTGCTGACGATGCCAGTTCCATGCTGCTCAAAAAGACAGGTGCAACCGTGGTGGCGGTGTTCAAGGTCAACCCGTTGTTTAACAGCCGGGTGCTATACAAAGCCTACACCA